TGATGTGGCCAAGGTTCATGTGTAGGTATTCTGCGCATAATTGATTCTATAAGTTTATTGCCTTCTTGATCAGGGAGCGAATGAGTCTGCAAAATTTTTGGTAGTTCGGCCTCTGTAGCTTGCGCAGCAGTGTCGGCCTGTGGACCATTCATATGAATTTGCGAAGCTGTTTCTACAATATTGCCACCAGATTTAGTGTGATTCGAACCGCCTGACGTTTGATAATTGTGTCCGCCTATTTTTAAATCATAATTTTTTCCTATACTAATAGTATGACTGCTTTCATGAATCACATTGACATCTAATTTTACTTTTTCAGTATAGGTCTGATCATAGGTTACATCAACATCTTTTTTTACATTAATTTTTTGATTTTCATCTACAATTAATATGCTATCTTTTAACACATGTGTATGCATTTCTTCTTTGACTTTAATATTTAAATTTCTACCCGCTTCAAAATTAATATCTCTATCAGCAAAAAAGTTTAAATCATTTTTAGTGTGTACGCTTATACTGTCATCGGCGAAGATATCTATCTTGCCATCGCTGGTTAATTCTATCCAAGTTGTTCCTTTACTATTACCAATATAAATTAGATCTTCAGAATTGTGCAATAAAATTTGATGTCCAGTACGTGTTCTTATTCTAACTAATTCATTGTGCGGTCGATCCCGTAGTCCTGTATCTCCACCTTCAACAGATTTGTAGACTGGAGGACCTTCACTTGGTTCTGTCTCCCGCTCCCATTTATCGTCTCCATCATCCATTACAAAACTTGATCCCCCTAGGCGACTAACAAATATATTTGCAGAATGTTCATATTTTCCACCCTTCCCTCTTGGTCCGGTTTTATCCACAGGTCCCGGTGTTGAAATACCAAAAACTGCACTTGGTATTTCTCTTCTAGAACTGCTGGTTGTTATACCGCGTGTGTCATCATTTATTAGACCTTGAGTTGTAAATGATGCCTCAAAATACTTGTGGGCGGGTTTAGGTAATTTTGTCGTATCTGTTGTGGCAACATCACTGGCTTTTTTGTTGTATTCTGCTACTGGAACTCTGGCAGTTAGTCCGTCCACATTATACGAAGTCGCAGCATATCCTGGTGTCATAAAATTCATATTAGGATCTGGAACACATCCGATCCAATAGGCCTTTGTGGTATCGCCGTCAATCATAAAAACAATAACGGTAGATCCTATATCGGGAGGAATAGCCCACCATCCATAACTTTTTTGCGTGCTATTATAATCATTATTCTCATCCACATAGGCAACACTAGTCTGTCCAGCAAATGGGCTCATATATTTGCAGGGTATTACTTCAGTCTCTCTAGCATTTCTATTACCGGATTTATGTAGCAATTCAACCTCAATTGTGCCCATGTAATATGGATCAGCGTAACTTACTACTCTACCTAAAAACGGTCCTGCATTTATTTCTTTTGTTGCGGCAGCAGATGATCGACCTTCTTCATTAGGATTAGCCATTCCAGTCTCCTAATTCAGCATTGTTCTGTGCTATTTCTTCATCTGTAAAACCTGGCCCAGCTCCTTCTAGATCTATTTCATTTTCAAGATCGCTATTAACCGGATCGCCGGCATCTTGATTAATAGAAAATGCGTGTGTTGGAACTTTGCCAAGCAATTCTTGATTATTAATCCTAATTAAATCTAGTGTCTGTGTAAATTTCGCCTGAGCAAATGAACTACTTACCTTCCTAATCTTATAAAGTCCGCTATAGGCTTGTACCAAAGTGCCGCCATCGGTAATATTTTTGTAAAGCCCTGTGTTAATATCCCAGTCTGTCGGCGTTCTAAAATTTATATTGATATAAACTTCTGTATTTTGATAATTCATACTACCGTCACTGTTTACCATTCGATAATTTGTTTCCGGACTAGTATAATTTCCTACTCCACTATCACCAAGGTAATAAGGATCACCGTTAATTTTCAGATCCAGTTCGAGCATGTCACTGCCTATTGTTACAGCATCCATGAAATTTCTAGCCAGTCTAGTAGACAGATCTTCTTTACCTCCGCCACCCTTGCCGTCAGTGCGTTGCTTCAGCACTGTTCTTGAAACTTGTCTAGGAAGTGCATTCTCAGGTGCGGTAGCTCCAACATCCTGAGTGGTTTCTCTTTGTGGAGTGTCTTCTCCGGCATCCTGTCCGGTTTGTTTTTGTTGTTTGACATCTTCATTAGATTTATAATCATCAGCAGTTACGGCTAATCTAAATGAGTTGTTAAGCGTGATATTGAAATCAATTATTTCTGTATTTTTTCCTGTGTAGATATAATTATATTCTTTGATTGCTTCTTTTTTAAGCACATCTAACCCCTTGGGGACTGAGTTAGGAGGTAAGATTATATGTGGACTTACCTTATATGCAATTACCCTATAGACTATCAGTGCAGGTTTTTTTCCAGTCTTACCCATGTTCTTAAGACTATCTAATTGATAAATCTGTGGATCTATACGCCACCATGGGATCATACCAGAATCGTCTACCTGTCCATCTCTAAGTGCCTGTTTAGCGTAGTCACTCATTATCACTACCTGATTAATTACGTTACTAATATCAGTGTCTTGTAAAAATTTAAAGTCACTGGTTGTTACATTAACGGCTAAGTTTCCTCTTATATAAACACCTTTGTCTTCATCATAAACTGCATTATCTTTTCCAAATGGACTATCACCTGCTCTAGCAGCACTGAATCCCATGCTGGCCTTGCCAACACTGTTTACCGCGCCGGTGTCCTGCACAAAGGTTTTATTAAGTTGATTTTGGCCTTGCTTCAGTTTTAACTTTGAATAAATGTCGCCACCGTCTCCGCCACCTTTAGGATTCCGTGTAGCTTTATTAATGTCTAAATCCGCACTTTGATAAGGTGAACTGGGATCTTCAGGAAAAAGTATAACCACTTCATCGGGTACTTCATTTCTCTCTTTGGCCTTTTCTTGTAGAAAATCATTTATGGCCTTCTGCAAACTTTTTTCTCCGGTCTGTAACATTTCCTGAACGGTCTCTCCGGATATAGTTGTATCCGTGAGTATGGTATGGTAGGACCTATTAAATGCTTGTTGTGTATAGGGATTCGCGGTAATTTCATATTCCGTGCCTTTTTGTGTGACCCTTGCAGACATGTCTGCCAATGTTAAAACATATAATCTTCTCTCTTTAGGTAGACTTACAGCTAGATTGTCTTCTGTGTGTCCAGTAAAATCAATAGTCAATAAAAATGGTGCACTGCCTAGATAGCTTGGGTGTCCTGCTTCTACTGCCGCTTTTTGCAGCGCCTGTGGAAATAATCCCATACTGTATGGTTCAGTTATTTTGAAACTTACACCCATGATATTGCTATTACCGCTGTCTTTGCTAAATGCACACAGATGATTAATGCTGACATTATCCATGAAAAAATCAAATTTGCCAAATGCGGTTTCAATTCTGTTTTCTGGATTTATTGATCCGCTGGCTAGGATCAGTGTGTTAAATCTTCCAGCGCGATAAGTTGACTCCGGAAAATTAAGACTGTCATCATCAAGACATGACAAAGTAAACAAATAACTGTAACTGGCGAATTTTCCTAGAATATTTGGAAACGGTGGTACTCCTGTAAGCGTGTTTTTCGTTTTTTTGATTTCATCAGTTTGAGATATGTTGCCCAGATTAATTTTTAATTGCGGTGGAACAATATTAGCCAATAATCCTGGCAACTGTCCTAGTGACTGTCCTGCAAGCCCCGCTAATTGATTCCCCAACGAACCTAGCGCGGTCTGTGCGTTGGTTAGTTGTCCTTGTAATGCCTTGGTTGCATTCAATCCGGTCGCCACGGTGGCGTCATTTAATACTCTATTCACTGTTGTTGTTAGACTTGTGGCCCCTAATTTATCTAAACCAAAATTTGGCATGTTAGATTCCCAATAATGCAACTAGGCCTGATCTTTTAGGAATGTATATTTGCACACCAGGTACAAAGTCAAATATAGGATCTTGTAAAACGTCCATGTTTCGCTGTGTAAATACCCACCAAAGTTTAGCAGTTTGATATAAATCAAATGCAAGGAGATCGGGCCGGTAGGCATACTGTGCTTCTATTGTGTATAGAAAGTCATCTGATTCGGCTGGCACTGGTCTAATTTTTAGTATGTCTAAAAATTCTTTCTTTATTCCTGTGTTAGCCCAAGGACTAGTATTAGCATAAATGGTATTAGAAGCCATTAGATATATCCTGTTCCGCCTTTGACATAATCACCGTTAACAAACTTTTGTAAACTAAATGTTCTAGCCGCATCTCTACTGTACACTGGCTGTAATGATACCGTGAAACTACTTTTTGTTGGCACATAGGTTTTGCCTCCTTGGACTCCTCCGCCTGAATTGGCTACTTGATCTCGGAAGCTGCCGGCAAGGCCTTTTACTCCTTGCGCAATATTATTTGCTAAACTTAATGCGGCCCCGGCTCTTGGATTTACTGCGCTGATAAGGGTCGAAGCGGTGTTTAGTGCGCTGGCCGGGGCTCCTGCAAGATTATTTGCAGCTAATGCAGTAACATCTGTGGCTATGTAATCACTGTTTCCATCTAAATCAACACTGACATTAGTCACTACTACTGGCACATTTTTAAAGACAAAATCTCCGTATGCATTGAAAAAGAGTATCGGTGGCGGATTGCCACCAAGGTCGTCTTCACCTGAAAACATCTTTGTGCAACTGCGTAAAAAATGCAACATGGCTACCCAGTATGCAGCCTGTTCAGAATCCTCACAGTAAAATGGAGCATTGATATTAATTGAATCCGCGGTACTGTTTTCGTAATTATAAAAACTAAAGTTTTGCTGGATCGGACTTGTTTTTCCGTAACTAGCAGAATTGCTTATACGTATTGTTGGAGTATAAGGAAAAATGGCGCCGCCGGCATTTCGCAGTGGAGCTAGAATCTGTGATGAGGTAAAACTAGGCACTGGAGGAATGCTTAGTCGGACACGCCAATCTGTTTCTCCAAAACTAGCCGAAGCGTTTGTTATTTTACC